CTTGATATTGATAAGGAAGAGGTGGCGCTAGGCAAGTTTGATGAAGCCAATGATGCGTGCGCTCAAACCAACGCGTTCTTTCAATCTGTACGCTGTGGGGCGTGTAACTTTTTGCCCCGCGACGTCCCTGTACTTTACAGGGCGCGTCGGAAAATAGCCCAGATATTAGGACGCTGTCCGAATCCGGACGAGTTGCCGTTTCGCTTTGGCCCAGGTTCTACAACTTCTGTAAAAAAGAAAAACTCAACGCCACGTGAAAAAATGGCGAGTGAGTTATCGTGTAGTAACCGACTCTATCGCTCGCAAGTGCTCTCGAGCTACTTGCGTGAGATACCGCACTGGACAAGCCAGCATTCCACTTGGATCGTAAATGATGACGATCCTGATGATTGCTGGCTGTGCGAGGTGGTGAACCTCTCAATCCGGGAGGGAATCCTCGAGTTTGTGCCGAAGAACGCTCTTACCTACCGCCCTATCATTAAACCGCCCACGCTGAACTCCTTTGTCCAGCAGGGATACGGTATTTATATGAAGCGTCGGTTGCGAGCGTTTGGGATAGACATCACTGACCAGACCCGAAATGGGAACCTGGCCAAGCGCGCGTCTATCACCGGGAGTGATTCTACTCTCGACCTTACTAGTGCATCAGACATGGTGGCAAAGGAGCTTGTTCGCTTCTTGCTTCCCTATGACTGGTACCTTGCACTCACGGATTGCCGGGACGACTCTATCCGGTTCCGTGGTAAATCCAAAGTACTAGAAATGTTTTCCTCAATGGGGAATGGTTATACTTTTCCTCTTGAGACTCTAGTTTTTTGGGCACTGACATGGTCCGTCTGTAAGACGGACGCCATCGGCGTCTACGGGGACGACATCATTTGTCCTTCGAAAGACGCGTCAGACGTGATCCGAATCCTACAGGTTTGCGGCTTCAAGATTAATCTTGAAAAGTCGTTCACTGCAGGGCCGTTTCGCGAGTCATGTGGCAAGGACTACTACTTTGGTACCGATATTCGCCCTTATTACCAAAAGAACCTGGTATCGGGGCAGAGCCTGTTCGTACTGCACAACTTTTATGCCCGTCAGTATGACTTTGATGGGTGCGAGTTTGTGCTGAGGCTTATCCGGATTCCTTACGCTTATACGGCCCCGACGGCTTCGGTGATGGCCACCTTATCGGTGAACACCCCCGGAAGCGGAAGGCTGCCGCACTAGCAAAAGGATTCCGCGGTTACCTGTTTGAGTCGTTCGCTGCCATACCCGTGTACGCGAGTGCACGGTTTGCTGGCGACCACATCTCCCCTCTTTACCACGTGTATACACGCGGCTCTGAAGAAGCATCTGATTTTTTGAATCCAGATGTTTTCCGAATCGCTAGTCAACCTGTTAGGATGACTAAGGCTGGTTACCCCTTGTGGGGGTTGCCCGGAGTTGAGGAGTACAGGAGAATATCGATCTACACACTCGGCTAGTATTTAGCCGAAGGCGAAAG